TCTCGGGCGAGTTCATTCGAACGTTCCAGTGACGCGTGATAAATCGTTTCAAAGATTATTTTATTTACAACTTTTGCTGCTTCGCTATGATAAGGGATATCCATTAAAGCAAACGCATCAGCCAAGCCTTGCACCCCGATACCAATGGGACGATGTAATAAATTACTGACGCGAGTTTTCGGCGTTGGATAAAAATTAACGTCGATGATTTTGTTTAAATTGGTTGTGACTACTTTTGTCACTTGATGGAGCAAGTCATAATCAAACGTTTTATCCGCCTGGACAAATTTACTTAAGGCAATACTGGCGAGGTTACAGACGGCGGTCTCATCTTTATCACTGTATTCTAGAATTTCGGTGCATTGTGAAGTAATTATACCGTTGAAGATTCCTGCGTTTTTTTTGGGCTCATTAAAACAATAAGTATCAGCTATTCGCCCACTTCTTGTTATTTTGGTGATAAACACCGCTGTCCCTGCTATCCCTGCGGGACCTGAGCCGGTGCTTGAGCCTATCCCACTAGTAATATTTACCCGTAAAGATTTAAACCCCAGCTGAATTAATTGAAAAAAATCATGCGGTTTAATTATCAAGGTATGCCTATTACTATAATACATGTGCACGTTAATGCCACAGGTTTGTAACATAAATTTAATATTACCAATAATATCACTCGATTTATTTGATAGATACAACGTATCTTGAATAATTATACTATTAAACAACTCCTGATTATAGTAATTGGATAACCATTCAATTTTACTTGTTAAGGACGCATTCACTGGGACAATATTTATATTTGTTTCATACAGTGTATCGCCGTTTATAATAGGATACTTACATGAAATCAATTTATCACCCGGGTATAAATGATTTGCGTCAACTAGACTTCTCGCCGAGGTAGGTGTCTGAATATAAAATTTATGATAAGGGGTGCAATCCAGTGTGCAACCATCACTCGTTTCTATAGTTATTAACTCTTGATTCGTCCCCGTTTTATATACTACGGTCTCACTAAACTCTTCGCCATTCCATACCTGGACGTTTTTACCTTCTAAGGAATTTATTTCAAAAAAACCTTTATCCGTTAAAATCCTCGTCTCGGGTGCTACGCACAAATTGGAGGATTTAATCACCCCAAGATTTTTCTGATTACTTTTTTTATTCGCCGAGTCTTTATATAGGAGATACGGTGTCCCCGTCTCCATCTGGCTGTCTAAAATTTTAAACCATAATTGCCGGGCTTTTATGGTGGCGTTGGCTTTGCCTGCTTGGACGTAGGTATTATATAATTGATTAAACGCTTCACCATAACAATCGGCTAAACCCGGACACTTGTGCGGACAAAACAGATGCCAGTCCGCGTCAGCTTTTACTTTTTCCATAAAGAGGTCGGGTATCCACAGCGCATAAAACATATCCCGGGCCCGTAATTCTTCGTCGCCGTGATTCTTTTTCAAGTCGAGGAACATTTCTATATCGGCGTGCCACGGTTCTAAATAGATGGCGAAACTGCCGTTCCTTTTCCCACCCCCCTGGTCCACATACCGGGCAGTCGAATTAAACACTTGGAGCATCGGTACAATACCATTACTCGTGCCGTTCGTCCCGACAATGGGGGTCCCCGTTGCTCTTATATTATGTATATGCAGTCCAATACCCCCCGCCCATTTCGAAATTTGCGCGCAATCTTTGAGTGTATTATAAATCCCCTCTATACTATCGTTTTCCATGCTTAAGAGATAACATGAACTCAATTGAGGATGCGGAGTCCCTGCATTATACAAGGTGGGTGTAGCGTGTGTAAAATATTTCTGCGACATCAAATCATACGTTTCTTTCACCGCTACTAGGTCGTGCGAATGAATGCCCAAGGCGACGCGTAACCACATATGCTGGGGTCGTTCCACGAGTTTCCCATTGACGCGCATTAGATAAGAGCGTTCTAACGTTTTAAAGCCAAAATAATCCAAGAGATAATCGCGGTCATACCTAATCATACTGTCGAGTTCGTCTTTATGCGACAAGATAATCGCCCAAATATCCGGGTGAATAAGTGGTTTATGGTTGTCATGGACGTCGCAATTATTATATAAACACTCCATCGCCGTAAAAAAAGAATTGGTCGTGATTTTATGATTATTTGAGATAATAATCCGGTTGGCTAATGTAGCATAGTCTAAATGCTTCGTACTGAGGGCGGCACACTGTTCGGCGGTGAGCTCATCGATAATATGAGTGGGTATTTTATCATAGAGTTGGTCGATGACCTTCATGATGAGCTGACTATAATTAATTGCTAGCGGAGGATTTACTTCTGAGCCCAGTTTTTTCACGCGTTGAAGGATTTTATCAAAAGAGACCTCTTGCTCTTGACCGTTGCGTTTAAGTACTCGCATTTCTTTTTCATAATTACAATTCATCTATGTTAGTATTTAATAGAGAGAACAGTTTAAATCATTTTACAATACTTTTTACACCTTTTAACATTTATCAGCGTAGCAAGTAAAACACCGATTTTAAGTGTTAAAAGGTGTAAAAAAATTAAATAATAATAATGAGTGTAATAATCTACAAATCTTCTTATCAATAACCAACATCACATAATTCGCCTTCATCAGTATCTTCTTTTCTGCCTTTTGTAAAAAACTTATCGAATAATGGTTTTTTTAATACCCATCGAGTCCCTTTAATTATAGGCAACACTTCATGAAACATATCTATGGAAAAGATCACCATTACAAAACGATTTTGTCTTGTTTCTACTGCTGGATCAAATTTAATTTCATAAAGTCCTTCCGGATGTTTTAAAATGAGTTCACCTCCTTCCAATAGTTCGTTATCTTCTGAAAATGGACAAAATATTAGACAAGTATATTTATGGTCTCCGTCTTTATAATTACTCAAATCTGTATCACAATGATTTAAGAAGAAATCTCCGGATTCATATTTTAACATAGTAAAATTATCGTATAATGAACTATATGATTTAATATTATTTTTATTCATAAATTCTTGTAATTCACTAGGAAGTTTAAAATCAAATTTTAATTTATGACTCCAACTTGAACGCTTTTCCAAATCTAAAATATTGGTTAAACCTATACCTGCAAATGTTCTTTCAAAATTTTCGTGTTCAAGGATTTTATCATTTTTTAATTCAACCAAATTACACTTGTATGTTTCATTTGGATTCACATAAAGAGAATTAACATAACTTGAAGGAACAAATTTAATTATTTTAAACATTTCTTTTTACTATTATTTATACATCATTTTTAAATCAAATTTTTATTATAATTAAAACGGCGTTTTACTTGCTACGCTGATAAATGTTAAAAGGTGTAAAAAAGTATGTTTTTCTAAAAGGTTGTTTTTTTTTAAAAAGTATATATATGAAGAACTTCACACATATTTCATTGGCACATATTTCATTGGCACATATTTCATTGACAACTATTGTAGTTTGTATAATTTCTTATTTAGTCATTATGTTTTATTTTAATAATAGAGAAGGGTTTTTAAGTTTTACTGATAAAAATCTCTCTTCCGGTGAATATCCTTTAGCGGTAGATAAACCGATTCTCTATGGCGATTATAATGTATTAGCTCAACCTTATTTGTCGACGCTTAATGCGAGTGACATTTACAAAGAGTATCCAGTTTTTCCTGCACGCTCTACAGAAAATAATCGTATTCGGTACTGGACGAAACCCGAGAACGGCACCTGTTCGCGGGCGGAAATGTGTGGTTATCTCTATGATAAATATACTCCCCAAGATATACCCCCACCCCCACCCACACCCGGTTGGAATAAGCGGATAAATTATTATGAAGAAGCGTGTTAAGTGTTTTTATATTATATTATATTATATTATATTATATTATATTATATTATATTATATTATATTATATTATATTATATTATATTATATTATATTATATTATATTATATATAATGGCTGATGATGGTGCATTTTTATATGTAAAAGATGCTGGGGGTGGCGGGGATTGTTTCTTTTTTTCTCTCTACGAGGCGTTGAAAGAGCGAGGTTTAATGAGGCAAATTAAAATTTCCGCCGACACTAAAGAAGAATTTAATATATTAATGCGTTCGCTCACAGTGAATAGTTTAGATAAAGGCGCGTGTGATACTATATTTTTTAATATGCAAGCATTTGCCGCTGATAATCCAGACCTACGTGATGTTTTTGGGGATACATATCAACCGTGGGAATTGGACGCATTTAAAAAATATAGAGATGAGCGGACGTCTGATAACTTTTGTGCTGAGTGGTTAGGAGAAATACGCAAACCCAAAACCTGGGTGTCGAACCAAGTGTTAGAACGCGTGATACAAATATTTAAAGAATTAGGTGTAGCGATACTTATAATTACTGATCGAGACCCGACTTTAGTTGAGGCCGAAAAAGATGCGAAGGGGAACATAACTAGTGCGTATTTACCCAAATATAACCCCAAACGTCCGGCGATTTATATATTAAACGAAACGTATGTTGACGGTCATTTTAAATATTTTTCCAAGGATGCACCTGCACGAGCACCAGTCCAAGCAAGAGCACCATATGCAGCGCAACCATATGCAGCGCAACCATATGCAGCGCAACCATATGCAGCGCAACCATATGCAGCGCAACCATATGCAGCGCAACCATATGCACAAAGACCACAGTATGCACCACCACAACAATATGCATCGCAACAATATGCATCGCAACAATATGGACAACAGTATGCGCCACAGTATGCACCACCATATGCACAACAATATGGACAACCGCAACAATATGGACAACCATATGGACAAGCACCACGCTATGCTCCAAGAGGGGGAAAGAAAAAGACCAAAATACATAAGCTCAAAACACAACGGGCCAAAACAAAACGGGCCAAAACCCATCGGTCCAAAACCCATCGGACCAAAATAAATAGGACCAAAATAAATAGGCCCAATAAAAATTCGAGAGTGTAGCTGGGACTGAAATGTTTAATTTTCAATCGAATACATTTCGGTATCAATATTTATTTCTAAATCTGTAGTTAAATCAAAATAACATTTCGACACCGTATTAGACACCGTATTAGGCTCCAATTTTATTTTTTTATGGGGGGAGCGATGCTGATAGCCGTGAATTTTTTCATATGTAATGGTCTTCCAGACCTCGTCGAGAATAGGCACCGCGTGTTGAAACCAAAATTTATTTCGTAGCACTAGTACACAACTCAATTCATCTAAATACCAATAAATATTTTTTACCCATATATCCATTTCGTGTGCATTCATCATCGTCTCTTCCCATACTACAAACTCCGCCTGACTAATATTTAGCGGAGCATATTCATAATGCGGTTGTCCGCGGACCATAAACTGCATCATTATACCTTGGGTCAAATCCGCTCTGGCTTCCTGTAAGTATGCTTCTTCATCCGCATATTCTTTGAACCGGGTTTCCAAAAAATCACATTCATTTAAATTACAGACCTCCATCTGCACTTGCATCTGTATCCAGTATTCCATTTTAGGAATACCGTCAATGTCGCGATTCACAATATTTTTTATTTCCAACATACGCCCATAGCGCGCCGACGTTTCTAAGGTATTAATCCCATCAGGTGACGCCGCCAAATACCGAATGTTTTTATGGGGAATACAACCAAAATCACTCACCTGGGTGTGATACATCAATTCATACAACTGCACTGAGACCGGTTCGTATTTGTGACCCCAGTGCATCGGTGAGTCCGTAGACGTGTGTTGGTATTTCTCCAGATTAAGGGGTTTGCATTTCTCAAAAATTAATTGATTGCGGGTACTTTCACTAATAAATGCTTTCCATATGCTACTGGCTGTTAAAAACTTGTAGCGAAAGTTATACCATTCGGGGGTTCGCTGGTCAGGTTGCGGTACATTTTGTAAATAAGCGAGTTTGGTTTGGATGCGGGCGTGATTCGTGGGTGTATCTTTAAGACGAATAAAGGATAGTCCATAGGACCGTTTAGGGGCCACTTGAGCATAAAAGAGTTTCATGGCTTGTTCTATACATAGGGCGAGTTCGTCCTCAATGTCATACGGAAAGGCTTCGGCTAATTGCAGGTCTAGTAATTCGGTCACTTCTAACACCACCTGCTCATGAAAATCCGGCTGTATAAAAAGCATTGGTTCCGCTTGTAATAATTCGGTAATCAGCATATAAGCGGTTTCAATTACTTCTAATTCTTCGTCAGTTGTAAACGCGTCCGGTAAAACAAATTGGTCCAGGATATTTATTAATTCTTCAATGTCGTTATCGACACCAGACATAGTATCATCCGCAGACATAGTATCGTCTGCAGTCATAGTATCGCAAGTCATAGCATCATCCGCAGACATAGTATCGCAAGGCATAGCATCATCCGCAGTCATAGCATCATCCGCAGTCATAGTATCGCAAGACATAGTATCGGCCATTTAAATATATATAAATAATGAGTATAGCTTTAATATATAGTTCAATTTTATCATATAATAAAATTAAACTGACACCTTTACAGATGCATATTACGCATCTTCACCAACCGGCGCACTCGTACTTTTCTTACTAGGCGTCTTTTTCCCCGTACCAAGCGATTTAACCGTGGATGCCCGTTTGTCATTGCGTTTAAACGTAAATTTCCTGTTAGCTTGATTGAAGTGTAGATTTGGAATCAGAATAATTTTTCCATTTTGATTATCATATTGTACATCTTTCACATGTTGCAGTTTCTTCTTATCTAAACTATCAATTAAATAACTTTTAAATTCGGCTATTTCCGCGTCATTTAATGCAAAATTACTAGCACTTAAATTCACGTATTCTGTTAATAATTTAATTTTGCCGGTTTTATCTAATTTATTCCACGGTTCGTTCTTATTTAGGCGGGTTTCTTTCTCTAAGAATAAATCTATATTGGCTTTCTTTGACTGGGGTGTCGGTGGGACAATATTACCCATTAAAAGCATATTTTTAAATTTAATATTTTTTAATTTTTTACACTCTTCTTGTTTGACTTCAGTTTCCGGGACAATTTCCGTGTCATTTTTAACGGCAGTTTCCATTTTATTATAATATATAAAAATAGGTTTAACTGGTTTTAAGTAATAGTTAAATTCATATAAACACAATGGTTTAAATTCTAGGTTGATGATATATGACGGAAAAAACCATCGCCATTACCGGTAAACACAACATTGATAAAATTAATAATGCTACCAGTAATAAAAAGACGATGGCGAAACGCTTGCATATGGACGATTTACAAGCTTCGGCTATCACGCATAAAGCGCAAATAGATATGTGCAATAAATTATATATGTCGGGTGAGGCTACTACGTTTGCCGATTTCCCTTTAAAGTCTCTCTTAGAATCAGAATTAAATAAGAAAATTCAGGGTTATAAAGCCCAGGATATGAAAAAAGACATGTATGACGGGAATGCGTTAATTACATTTATAGATACTTTGGAGAAGTTGATTGCTTCCAAGTTGCGGTGTTATTATTGTAAGAGAGAAGTAGTCATATTGTATAAAAATGTACGGGAGCCTATGCAGTGGACCTTGGACCGTATCGATAATAACCAAGGTCATAGTAAAGTAAATACGGTAATTGCTTGTTTAAAATGTAATTTGCAAAGACGGGTGACGGATATGGAAAAATTTACCTTTACGAAACATTTGAAGATTACTAAAACAGACTTTAACACTTTAACACTTTTTTAGAAAAAGTGTAGCAAAAAGACACTTTTTATAGGCGAAGCACACTTTTTATAGATTTTTATATTATATATATATAATGAGTATTGTCGGTAGTATTGATGGCAAACCGGTTTATTGGGAGGATTATAATACCGGACCCGTTTCATTATCCTTGGGAGAGGGAGGAGGGGGTGGTTATGCTGGTGGTATTAATAATTTAGGTCAAATTGTCGGTGGTATTGATAACAAACCGGTTTATTGGTCGGATTCTAACGCCAAGCCCGTTTTATTGAAAATCGGGGATGGTGGGGGGGGCGCCGGTGGTATTAATAGTTTAGGTCAAATTGTCGGTAGTATTGATGCCAAACCGGTTTATTGGACTGATTATAACGCCGGACCCGTTTCATTGTCCTTGGTGGAGGGAGGAGAGGGTGGTGGGTCCGGTGGTATTAATAGTTTAGGTCAAATTGTCGGTAGTATTGATAACAAACCGGTTTATTGGGCGGATTATAATAGCGTTCCCGTTACATTACAACTAGTGGATGGAGTGGGGGGTGTAGCCGGTGGTATTAATAGTTTAGGTCAAATTTTTGGTATTATTGATGATAAACCGGTTTATTGGTCGGATTATAACGCCAAGCCCGTTTTATTGAAAATCGGGGATGGTGTGATCGGTGGGGCCGGTGGTATTAATAGTTTAGGTCAAATTGTCGGTGCTATTGATTACAAACCGTTCTATTGGTCTAATTCTAACGCCGACCCCGTTCCATTGTCCCTCTTGGAGGAAGGACAGAGTGGTGTGGCCAATGGTATTTCAGACCCACCACCTCCACCACCTCCACCACCTCCACCACCCATCATCAGTAACATTTGTTTTCCCCGGGGTACCCCCATCCAGACCGACCAAGGGCGCGTGCATATCGACCGCCTAAATCCTGCCCGCCATACCATTAACAACCAACCAATTTTACACATTACCCAAACAGTCAGCCTGGACAAATATCTGATTAGTTTTGAACCACACGCACTAACGCGCAATGTTCCCCATACGAAAACCCTTATGTCCAAGGACCATAAAATCGAATTCGAAGGTCGCCTGGTCCCCGCGGAACGTTTCTTAAATTATTCGGAAAAAGTCAAGAAGGTAATGTATACTGGCGAAATCTTATACAATGTGTTGTTAGACACCTATGCGACAATACATGTGAACGGACTAATCTGTGAGACCTTGCACCCCGACAATTCCATTGCCCTGCTCTATAGAAACAAATTTAGCGAAGTA